GATCGGCCTGTATGACGTCGACGGCGATCTGGTGGCGGTGGCCAACTGCGCTCCGAGCTATAAACCGCTGTTGGCCCAAGGCACGGGCAAGACCCAAGTGGTGCGGATGAACTTCATCGTCAGCAGCTCGGCGAACATCGTGCTGAAGATCGACCCCGCCGTCGTGTTGGCCACGCGTGAGTACGTGGACCTCAAGATCCAGGAGGAACTGGCCAAGCTGGATCACAAGCAGTCAGCCCGAGTGGCGGCTACCTCCGCCATTGGCCTGAACGCACTGCAGACCATTGATGGTGTGGCCGTGCTCGTGGGTGACCGGGTGCTGGTGACTGCTCAAGAAGAGGCTCAGGACAACGGTGTCTATGTCGTCAGCGCCGAAGGCTGGACACGGGCCACCGATGCCGACAATAGCCTAGAAGTGACCCCGGGCTTGTTTATCCACGTCGAGCAGGGCACGACCCACAGCGACAGCCTCTGGCAGTTGATCACGGATGCGCCAATTGATCTGGGCGCCACTGGTTTGCAGTTTGAAATGATTGCCGGCGGCAGTGGGACAGGCGTAGGGACGTTTCGCAGTGTCACCGTCGATGCCCTTGGGCGTGTGGTCGCCGGTACCAACCCGACCACCCTGGACGGCTACGGCATCACCGATGCCTTGCCGATTGATGGGACTGCCGTGGCCGCCACCCAGCTGGAAACAGCGCGCACGCTGAGCGTATCCGGGGCGGCCAGCGGCAGCGCGACATTCAATGGCACCGACGATGCCGACATAGCAATCACGTTGGCCGACAGTGGTGTCGCCGCGGGTACCTATTCAACCGTTACCGTTGATGAAAAAGGTTTGATAACCGGTGGCGACCAGCTGACAGGTGATGACCTGGGGCTAGGCACCGCCGCGTACCTCAATGCTCAAGCCACGTTACACGATGAAACCCCTGATGCGCTGATGAAGGTTGGAGCGTTCGGCTGGGGCGGTGTCGCCTATGCAGTCGATGCTGTGGACATAGACAGCCTGAACACGGTGTCAGCCCTCTATTACGTTTCTAATGCCACGGGAGCGCCAGGTGGCGGGCTCTATGAGGGGTGGGTTCGCGTTTCGGTGATTACACCAGGGCAATACGCCTTTCAGGAACTTTATGGGTTTAACGACCCAACCCAACACCGCCGGGCCCTAGTTGCCGGTGTTTGGGACGAATGGGATAGCGTCTGGGACTCAGCAAACTTTGACCCTGCTGCGTATCAACCTGCCCTCGGATTTCCGCCCGTTGAAAATGGTGGGGGTATAGGGCAACTGCTCAACAAGGTTCATATCGGATGGTCTGAAAACGGGTTGAAAGTAACGGTTGATAGCACTGACCTAGGTCAAGTCGCATTCACGAGTGCTCCCGACTTCATCAACGGAATAAAAGTATCTGGGCAGGCCACCCTGTGGGACTCAGCCACCGTTGGTGGAGACTTAGAGGTTGAGGCTAATATCGCTTGCAGCGCTATTTATCCTCACACTGTACAGGCTACCGGCAACGTCAATGCCAGCGAAGTTTACGCAGTCAATCATGTTTTTGCTGGTAGCGGAGCTTCTTACCTTGCTACTGACGGCAACATTTATGGTTCGGTATGGGGCAACAATTTCTTAAGTAATTATCTTTACCTTAACCATCCAAACTTTTGGAACATGATGTCTAAGATCGGTGAGCAGCCCGCTGGCGGGGTTGGCACCTATGCCTTGATGTATACACCTGGCCAAACGCAAAGCCCTGGATGGATGGTTGCAGGCAGCGCACTTTACTATGCATCGGCTGCCGGTGGCGCAACCAGCGCCGTCGTTGCCGACGGCACATGGCGCTTGATGGGTTGGATTGCTAATAATTTTGACGCACAAGGTGCATCTTTATATTTGAGGGTTAGCTAAATGCTAGATGCTAATATCGAGTCGCTAGTTGAAATTCCTGAGCCAGTACGGGAGCTTCCTAATCCATTTGCTCCGCCAGAAGCATTTGTACCACCACCACTGCCGCCCCCACCTGTACCACCCCAGCCATATGTCTATGAGGTTCGTGGATTAACCCAATTTAAAGATGGGATAATTGACTGCGAAGTTCTTCATGAAATATTTGGGTGGATTCCATTTACGGCCAATCCCGACGATAAAGAACCAGCCACCCTTGCTGTATTTAAATACATCGAAGACAACGATATCGATGTTTCAACACTACCCCCAAGCCCGAACCTCGCAATATCAATTACCGAAGGTGAGCGTTCGTGGCGTAACCATGAACTGATGATTGCCGATGTCGAGCTGCTGAAGGCCGAGGATGCAGACCCTGCATGTGTGGGCACGCCTACACAATGGCGGCAGTACCGCGTTGATCTTCGCAACTGGCCCCAGTCGCAAGCCTTCCCCGATTCCACCATGCGTCCAGTGAGGCCGACCGCTTAACAAGCAGGTTCCATTCTGGGCGTCGCCTCTTTTCTTTTCCATTTCGCATCATGTCACTCACAGCCTCGCTTATGCGGGGCTCTTCGTTTCTGGAGCATCACTCTATGAGTTTCTTTCACGGTGTCACTGTGACCCTGGTGGACACCGGGGCGCGCCACATCGCCACCCCGTCCGCGTCGATCATCGGCCTGTGTAACACCTTCACCGTGGGCCCGCCGGCCACAGCCGCTGCCAACGAACTGCTGCTGATCACCCGCGAAAGCGAAGCGGTCGCCGCCTGGGGGCCGGACGCGGCGATTACCCAGGACTGCAAGGCCATTTTCAAGCGGTCGAAGGCGGTGATTGTCGCCGTCGGTGTGCCGGTGCTGGACGATGATGCAGAACAACTGTCGGCGATCATTGGCGGCGTTTGGGCTGACGGCACCCGTACCGGCATGCAGGCGCTGCTGAACGGTAAAAGCAAGTTCAACGCCCAGCCGCGATTGTTGGTGACGCCGGGGTACTCGTCGACGCTGGCGGTCGCCACTGAGTTGGTTGCGCTGGGTGACAAGATGCGGGCCATGGCCCTCATCGACGGGCCGAACACTACCGACGAAGCCGCGATCGCCTATGCCGCCAACTTCGGCAGCAAACACGCCTACATGGTCGATCCGGGTGTGCAGTTCTGGGACACCGTGACCAGTGCCACGGTGAACGCGCCGGCGTCGGCCTGGACTGCCGGCCTGTTCGCCTGGACCGATGCCACCTACGGCTTCTGGGCCTCGCCATCGAACAAGGAATTTGTCGGCATTACCGGCACCACACGGCCGATCGAGTTTCTCGATGGCGATGCGTCCTGCCGGGCCAACGTGCTGAACAACGCCAACATCACCACGATCATTCGTGATGACGGCTACCGCCTGTGGGGCAACCGCACGCTGTCCAGCGACCCGAAATGGAAGTTCGTCACCCGCGTGCGCACGCTGGACATCGTCATGGACGCCATCCTCTACGCGCACAAGTGGGCGGTGGACCGCTCGATCACCGCGACCTACGTCAAGGACGTGACCGAAGGCCTGCAGGCGTTCATGCGTGACCTGAAGAATCAGGGCGCGATCATCAATTTCGAGGTGTACGCCGACGAGGAGCTGAACACCTCCAGCGAACTCAGCGACGGCAAGGTGTACTGGAACATTCGTTTCACCGACGTGCCGCCGGCCGAAAACCCGAACTTCCGCGTGGAGGTGACCGATCAGTGGATCACTGAAGTGCTGGACACCGCCGCCTAAGGAGGCCGCTTTATGATTCCTGAAGTGCTCTACAACACCAACCTGTTCGTCGACGGCATCAGCCTGCAAGGCGATGTACCGAGCCTGACCCTGCCCAAGCTGACCCTCAAAACCGACGAGTACCGCGCGGGCGGCATGGACGCGGCGGTCGAGCTCGACATGGGGATGGAAAAGCTGGAAGCCAGCTTCATCACCAATGGCGTGCGTCGCGAGGTACTGAAGTTCTTCGGCCAGGCCGACCTGACCGGCTTTAACGCCTCATTCCGTGGTGCCTTCAAGGGCGAGAAAGGTTCAGTCAAGGCGGTGGTCGCCACCCTGCGTGGCGGGCTCAAGGAAGTCGATCCGGGAGACTGGAAGCCGGGCGAAAAAGGCGAGTTCAAATACGCCGTCGCGGTGACCTACTACAAGCTGGAAATCGACGGCAGCGTGATGTTTGAAATCGATCCCCTCAACTCGATTCGCGTCATCGACGGCGTTGATCAACTGGCCGCGGTGCGGTCTGCCTTGGGCATGTAAGGAGCACCACCATGAGTACCGCAAAAGACAACGTCCTGCCCAAATGGCTGCAACTGGGCGATGGCATTGCCACCGTCGCCCTGTCCCGACCGAGCGAAGCCAACGGCATCAAGGTCGACAAGCTGACCCTGCGCGAGCCAACGGTGCGCGAGATGCGCGCCGCCACCCTGCAGGGCGGGAGCAACGAAGAAGAACAGGAAATGGTCCTGTTTTGCAGCTTGGCGAGCATCGGCCGCGCGGATCTGGAGGGGCTGCTGATGCGCGATTATCGTCGTCTGCAGACCGCCTATTTTCGTGTGGGAGCAGACGACGGGGTTTAACCCCACGCTGCAAAAAGCCCTGGCCAAACGCTTGGCCGTCGAGCTGAATTTTTCGGCGGCCGAGATCCAGGGGCTGTCGTTTTCCGAGATGGTCTGGTGGCTCACGGATTGAGCCTAATCCCCGCTCCCACAGGTAACCTCCATGGCGAACAAACTCTCGCTCGGGCTGGTGATTGGCGGTGCCGTCGACTCTTCGCTCGGCGCCGCCTTCAAGAACGTCAGCGGCGAAATGAAAAAACTCGAAGCGCAAACCATGCGCGCCAAGGGTTTGCAGAAAGTCATCGGCGAGACCATGCGCCTGCGCGATGAATGGAAAAAAGCCCACGACAGCGGTGCGGCCAATGCCGGCGCGCTGCTGAAAAGGCTCGAGGCCAACAACGCCAGCCTGCGCAAGCAGGGTATTGAAGTGGGGCGCCTGCGCCACGAGTACCTGGCGCTGGGCAAGGTAGTGCGCAGCGCCGAGTTCAAGGCCCAAGGCATGGGGCAAGTGCAGGACGGGCAGGAGAGCCTGCGCAGCGGGTTTGGTACGGCGGTGGCCGGCACCACCCTGGCCGCCGTGCCGACCAAAGTCAGCGCGGATTTTCAGGCGATCATTCGCGACATCGCGATCAAGTCCGGTACCGCCAATACCCAGCAGGAAGTCGACACTGCCCGCGACATCGTGCAGACCTCTAAGGACACCGGCATGGCCAACACCCAGGTGGCCGAGCTGGTGAACCAACTGGTCGGTGGCGGCATGGAACTGACCGAAGCGCTGAAGTATGCCCCGGTGGCGGCAAAATTTGCGGTCGGGCAGGGCGCTTCGGGAGCCGATACGGCGAAGATGATTCTGGCCATGCAGAACAACGCCAAGATCACCGACCCGCAAAAAATGGAGCAGGCCTTGGCGTCGGTCGCGCTGCTGGGCCAGCAAGGCAGCTTCGAGGCGGCCGACATGGCCAAGTGGTTTCCGGAGCTGTTGGCGCAGATGGCCAGCACCGGCATCACCGGCCAGGAGGCAGTCACGCAACTGGGGGCGATGCTGCAGGTGCAGATCAAGAGCGCCGGCAGCGCCGATGAGGCGGCGAACAACCTGAAAAACTGGATCGCGAAAATCGGTTCGGAGGAAACGGTCAAAGGGTATGCCGATGCCGGGATTGATTATCAGGGCTCGATGAACGCGGCCATTGGCAAGGGCATGTCGACCTTCGAGGCCAGCTTCGAACTGGCACGCAAGTACGTGGCCAAGACCGATCCGAAAAAGGCCCAGCAGCTGGATCAGGGGCTGACCCAGATCAACCAGGAGACGGACCCGGCCAAGGCGCAAGCGATGGCCGATGCCTTGGCTGCCACGTTGCGGACCGGCGATCTGTTTGCCGACATGCAGGTCAAGACCGCGCTGATGGCATACACCCAGAACAAGAAACAGTATGCGGAGCTGAAAAAAGGCGCCTCGGACCCCAACGGCCCGCGCAAGGACATTCTCGACAAGAACCTGAACGAACGGCGCGAGAGCTCGTCGCAACGCTGGGCCGAAACCGGTCAGGCGTTCAACGATTCGCTGCGGGCCATTGGTGATGCCCTGCGGCCGGCGACGGATGCGCTGGCGACCGGTATCGCCGGCGCGGCGCGGGGCTTGACCGCGTTGTCCGAGCAAGCGCCCCAAGTTGTGCTGGGCCTGGCGGCAGTGAGTGCCGGGGCATTGGTGCTGGGCAAAGCC